GCCCGTCATTCATTCCAGAGGAGCTCTCCAATGCCCGGTGAGGTTACTATCAGGAAGCGCAAGCTTCCACGCGTTCTTTCAGGACGCGAGGACTTTGTCTATGATGGTAACCTTCTCCAGCGCCGAACCGGCGAACTGGATATATCGGGGACACAACGTACAGTGTCGGAAGGCCATCAAGTATCCCTATTAGGGAATACTGATGCTGATATTGGCGGCGATTTTCACTCTTTTAAGAGTGAGATCGTCCACGTCTCCTGTCCTAACGGACATGTTGAGGAGGCGAATGGTGGACCTTGGCGTTATTTTGGGCCAATTCTTCCACCTAGTATCAGGCCGCTTCGAGAGGACGAAGTTAACCTTAGATCCATTCAGGAATTGAATGCTCTAGGGGCAACAGCGATCTCGCGGTGCTCGCCAGTCGATTCCCGTGCCGAATTGCTTACCTCAGTAGCTGAAACACTTAACGATGGACTACCGTCCATTATTGGTGCTAAGCTCTGGGATCGCAAGGCCAAAGTCTGCAAAGACGCTGGTTCTGAATATCTTAATGTTCAGTTCGGTTGGGTACCGCTGATCTCTGATGTTCGATCAACGCTGGATTCTTACAAGAATGCTGCGAAGATTTTGCATCAGTTGAAGCGCGACTCCGGTCGTAACGTACGAAGACGTTACGAATTCCCATTGGAAGTAGAAACCGAGATGTTACTGAACGAGTCTGGGCAATATGGCGGACTCCAGCTGGAGTCCGTCAGTAACACTGCCTTAGCTCGTGCCGGTTACTACAACTCGGAAGACTATTCAGGGACGGTTTCCGTCCAGAGAGAGACCAAAACTCAAACTTGGTTCTCTGGCGCGTTCACTTACCACCTGCCTGTGAATGATTCACAGTTTGGGAAGGTAGCGAGCGCGTACGTCATGATGGACCACCTTTATGGGGTTGGTCTTACTCCTGACGTTCTGTGGAATCTTACTCCCTGGAGCTGGGCCACTGACTGGTTTGCGAACACTGGAGATGTACTTTCCAATGTAAGCAACTCGTTATTGTATGGTCAGATCTTGCGGTACGGTTATTTGATGGAGAAGACTACCATCATTGACCGTCACAGATCCTCTCCCTCCAATTTCAGAGGAGGAGGGTCATTCGAAGCGGTGGTCAAAACGACCGTTAAACGCCGCATTCGAGCAAATCCCTTTGGTTTTGGGATTACATTTGATGAGCTTGACGCTTATCAGTTGTCGATCCTGGCAGCGTTGGGAATGTCCCGACGTTGAAGCCGCTGCGTCACACGAGTTGGCATCCAGTCAACGAACACCATCACACACAAGGAGTACCGTCTCATGTCCTTCGCTGATCCCCAGACAGTTACTATTTCGACTGTCGCAAATACGCTTCCGCGTACGTCCTCGGGCGTTGATGCCGGCGTCTTTACCAAAGACGACGGCAACGTGAAGCTGTCCGTTTCCCATCAATATGGAAAGCGTACACGCCGCACGATTCGCCTGGAGCACTCGAAGATTGCTGCAGATCCACTGATCAGTAGTACGAACATCAAGTACAGTATGACGACCTACCTGGTCGTCGATGTACCGGTGACGGGCTACACAGTGGCTGAAGCAAAGGCAATTGTGGATGGCCTCACGGCCTACCTCACTGCTTCTTCGGGTGCACGTACCACCCAGCTTCTGGGTGGCGAGAACTAAGGAACCAGCGAGCCGTGAGACTACGGACTCAACCACTCTATTAGGAGGATTGATGAAAAGCCTTACGGTACTCTGGAACACTCTGGCCGATGAAATGGCCAGTTGGTGTAGCATCAGCGCCACTTTCGACAAGAAAACAGTCGAAAGGCGGGTGCAAGATGAGGGCTTGTCGTTTCTCACGATTAGCCTGTCAAACTTTGCTACGGACTTCCAAAAAAGTCTCGCGCAAGGTTTTGTCGATCCCGACACTTTCTTCGGATTTCGAAGAAGTGCAGGTCTCCCCCTATTTCTTGGAGGTTTCCTGGATCTTATCTTTACACCCTACGATGGCAAGTTGCGTGATGATCCTTCAATCGACGCTATCTTCGCTGTGAGGCAGTTAACTCTCGCCTTCAGTAAGATTTTGATCGACTGTAGCCCCGCTCGAGTTGATCGAGCTTTCCTGGGGTACATCACGTGTGAGCAGGAACTTCGAGAGCTCGTCATTTCTCAGGACGATATGCAGAGGTTTTTATCTTCCTCTGATGCTCTCTTCGCGCAGGTCTTCTCGGATGTAGATAGAGATATCTATAACCTTGAGATCCTACCGAAACACGGCCCTGGCGCAACTGCGGATGGACTTAGAGGAAACTCTAAGTACGACCAGACAGTTTGGACAGAGCGGCTAGAGTCAATTCTCCCTTTTGGGGAGTTGGCTATGCCATCCTGGAGAATATCTACCTTGGATCGTGTGAAGTTTCTCGAACCCGGGGAAGAACTGCCTGTCAAGGTAGTAACTGTCCCCAAGACGCTCAAGACACCCCGCATCATAGCTATAGAGCCAACCTGCATGCAATATGCACAGCAGGCCATACTTCGTAACTTGATGCAAGCGCATAGAAAGGATGATCTCCTCTTCAGCGTGATCGGATTTGAGGACCAACAGCCCAACAGGGTATTGGCTCGTCATGGTTCCCTTTCTGGGGACTACGCAACACTGGATCTCAGTGAAGCGTCCGACCGTGTCTCGAACCAGCTTGTGCGTGGCATGATTCGACGTTTTCCGTTTCTTAGCGAAGCGGTAGACGCATCACGTTCACGTCGAGCTGATGTGCCTGGATTTGGCGTTATTCGCTTATCCAAGTTCGCGTCCATGGGTTCAGCGCTATGCTTCCCGTTCGAGGCTTTCGTTTTCACAACGATAGTCTTCGACGCAATCGGCATCGCGCTCAACAGACCCGTCAACCGGAGGCTCCTTTCGGAGTTTTCCCGGGAGGTGCGTGTCTATGGGGATGATATTATTGTCCCCGTGGAATTTGCTACTATAGTCCGTGACAGGCTCGAGACCTTTGGGTTTAGAGTAAATGTCAACAAGAGCTTCGCGACAGGAAATTTTCGCGAGTCTTGTGGAGGCGACTACTTTATGGGTGAGGATGTTACACCTATCCGCATTCGTAGACTGTTGCCTTCCGGACTACAGGACGTGCAGGAGATCGCTTCGACTGTCGCTACCCGTAACCTCTTTTATAAGAGGGGGATGTGGCAGACCGCTGCGTATCTAGATTCTCTCCTTCGTGGGGTATTAAAACACTACCCGGTCGTTGGTGATGAATCGTCTGTATTGGGCCGTGAAAGCTTCTTGCCTTCGCTAGGTGAGAGGCATTGTGCTCGGCTTCACAAACCCCTTGTTAGGGGCTATGTGATCAAGAGTACAATCCGGAACAGTTCTTGTTCTGGTGAAGCGGCCCTTCTCAAGTTCCATCTGACTCGTCCCGTTGAAGATGTAATATCCTTCGATGGTTTGAGTCCACTTCCTGATGGACACTTGCAGCGTGCTGGCAGGCCACAAGCCCTGTACCTCAAGCTTGTGTGGAAGTCACCAGTTTAATGGTGACTAGCCCCTGAC